CGGTAAGACGACCGTAGCACGTGCTATGCTAGAACAGCTTGGTTGTGATTATATCGTCATTAATGGATCTATGAATGGAAATATCGACACACTTCGTAACGAAATACTCAACTTTGCGTCATCCGTTTCATTATCAGGTGGAAGGAAATATGTCATCCTCGACGAAGCGGATTATCTTAATGCCAATTCTACTCAACCCGCACTTCGTAATTTTATGGAAGAATTTTCCAGGAATTGCGGCTTCATTCTCACGTGCAACTTCAAGAATCGTATCATCGAGCCTCTGCACTCAAGATGTTCGGTAATTGATTTTAAGATTAGTAAGAAGGCCATGGCCAAACTTGCTACACAGTTCTTTAAGCGTGTTACTTTTATTCTAGAAGCAGAGGGTGTTGAGTTTGATAAGGCTGTTGTTGCAGAAGTAATCAATAAGCACTTCCCAGATTGGCGCCGAGTTCTTAATGAGCTTCAGCGTTATTCAGCAACTGGTAAGATTGACTCTGGCATTCTGGCAAACATGACAGAGGCTTCAATCAAGGATCTTATCAAACTAATGAAGGATAAGAATTTTCTAGAAGTTCGTAAGTGGGTAAAGAATAACCTAGATACTGACGTCAATTATCTTTATAATCAGTTCTATGATATTTCTGCAGAAGCAATGACTCCAATAAATGCTGCTCAGCTTGTATTGATTCTAGCACAGTATCAATATCAAAATGCATTCTCTGCTAATCCGGAAATCAATTTCATGGCTTTCCTTGTCGAAGTTATGAAAGAGTGCGAGTTTAATTGATGGCTAAAGCTAAATTCCTAAACGTATTACTAGAGGAAAGAGATCCAGAGAAAGAGGCAGTTGGTTTCTTTGGTAATTGGGCAAAGCATTCAATTGAACAAAAGCAAAAGGAGAGGTATGACTGGCGTTATGAGAATAGCATCACTAAGGGTAAGAAGCAAATAATTGATGGTGACTATTCTCAGTGGCGAACTAATAACGTCATTGCAGGATATAGAGGTTTAACTAAGATTGTCAATGAGGTTAATATTCGCTATGGTATAACAGATCAAATGCATTACGATTATCTTTATGGTTCTGTTAGAAAGCAGAGTTATGAAAGAGCAAAAGCAGAAACTGATAAAGAAAAGAAGGATCGTAAGAAGCAAGAAGAACTCATAAACCTAATTTCAAACTATTATAAATATAATAATGTTCGCACCAAAGAAGTGTTAAAGATTCTTACGGCAGAACAGATTGAAATTATAAGAAATAAAAATAATAAAGGTGGAGTAAAATGAATGAACTTTTGGATTCTCTAGTTGAGGTGAAAATCGCCGAAGAAGAAGACTTTCTTAAAATTAAAGAAACACTTACACGTATCGGTGTCGCTTCTCGTAAAGAAAGAAAACTATATCAGTCTTGTCATATTTTCCATAAGCAAGGCAAGTATTATATTGTTCACTTTAAGGAAATGTTTACTATTGACGGTAAGCCTTCTAATTTCTCAGAAGAAGATAAAGGTCGTCGTAATAAAATAATTCAATTACTTCAGGAATGGAATCTACTAAAAGTAGTAGAACCAGAAAAGATTGCTGATCCATTAGCATCGATGAGTCAAATTAAAATCATCAATCATAAAGAAAAAGATGAATGGACATTAGAAGCTAAATATAATATGGGTCGTAAGAAAAAATAATTGAAGGGATATATTATGTGGCCATTTAAAATTGAGAAAAGACCAAATACTCCGGCAGAAGAAAAGTTAGAAATTATTAAAAACATTTTGTTTCCTCAACCTAAGTTGATGGAAGATATGGATGAAGGTGGGCAGTTCCATAAATGGCAAGTTGATTATTCTGCTGATATGAATTTGAACGCAGCATTGATCGATCTTCAAGAAGGTCATAATGACAAAGCTGTTCATAATACTATTATAGATATTGAAGATCGCCTTATTAGGGTTAGAGATGTTCTTGAAGAACATATGCAGATAAGTAAAGAAGCTGAGTATATAGTTGTTGAGAACTTGAAGGAAGAGGTCGATGAATGACGATAAACTGTATATCAAGTATTCAAAGATATTACCAATAGTATTAGAAGCAGTTATAGATTCTAGATTTAAGTATTTGAAAGAATTAGAATACGAAAATCATAGTCATGCAAGGCAAATACTAGAACAAGAGTATAAACCTGCAGTAGAAAAGCTCGAACAGATACTAGAAATTATCGCTTGACTTTTTTCTTCGAATAGGGTATTATCAGCATAGATAGGAGAAATCTATGTCTATGCGTATCCTTCCAGCCTATTATACGACGACTGTTAGTAAACGTAAGCAGAGCCGTAAGAGTAAGGCTAAGTCTAAGCTAGTCTCTGATCATGATAGATGGTTGTTATCAAAGGGTCTTCACCCGGATCAAATAAAATCTAAAAAAGACAAAAAATCGCTTGACTTATCGTTCCGGAAAGGGTATAATGAGTCTATGATGGTTGATCGTTCTACTCGCCATTACGACGACAAGGCGCTAGTAGCTGGTGATTGTTCGAAGCGAGATATTATGACTAACCTTCACAAAGAACCAGAGCACGTTCAGAAGGAGATCCTGAAGAAAGCGAGTCTGGTTATGCCGCTATATAACAAAGGCGGATTACAATATGCTGGTCCCGATGTCGATTTGACGACAGTAGGAACCAAATCTAGAAGAGGATGATATGGCTACGGTTAAGCTAAGTGACACATTTATGAATGTTTCGGATAGCGTTACAGTCAACCGTTACGAGAACGGTTGGATGGTCGAGGTTAGTGGTAACGATCAAGAAGATAGCTGGCAGAACAAAAAGTTTATCTTCGCTGATCTAAAAAATGTCTTTACTTTCCTCGAAGAATATAGTAAGATTAAGTTAAATTGAGACAGGGAGTTACGGATATGGACATGGTTCAAGTTCAGCTTCAGGATGAATCTGGTAATTGGCGTACGTATTCGTATACGCAGAATATCCCGTTATTGTATCGGGATAATATGCGACAGTTGCAGTGGCAGTTCCCTAATGCCCGTATTCGCACTGTCGATTCGAACGGTCGAGTAATCGACATCTTTTAAAATGGAGAAGTATATAATGGTTGCTAGCATTAGTAAGGTTGAGAAGGTATTTGAGGCTCTCGTTGGTCGTGGCGAGGAACTAACTGCTTCGCAGATTAAGACTCGCTACGGTGTTGCTAATCCGCATGACGCTGTTTATCAGATCCGTCAGATGGGTTATGCAATCTATCTAAACGAGCGCAAGAATTCAAAGGGCGAAACTGTTGCACGTTATCGTGCCGGTAAACCAAGCCGCAAGCTAATTGCTGCAGGTTATCGAGCACTGGCCGCTGGTCTATAAAAATCTTGAGACAACTTCGGTTGTCTCTTGATAAGTGCATTGAGTGTTCTTATCAAGAGACAATTATTGCGACGAGGATTTGGTTATGTTTTCTTTTTTTCACAGAACTCCTAGAATTCACATAGATTGTTTCACAAAACAATCTATGGTATTTGAGAACACACCTGTTGTCAAGTCTTCAAAAACTTTACCAGATTGGTGGAAGCAATTACCAAGATCAAAAATAGATTTTGTTGAAACACCTGATCAATTGTATGTACCTAATCATAAAACAATCTCTAATATGAGAAACTGTTATGGGTTTCTTGAGTTTTATAAAAAAGGATTAGTAATAGAAAATTGGACAGATCTGGCTATAAAAATAACAAAAGACAATTATAAATATTATTGCACCACAGGTGAACGCCCAGCAGAACATAATAGAGAACAATATGGTAAAGGTTTTAAAAATTACCATCATATTAAATTGGCTAGTCCTTGGCATTTTAAAGAAAAAACTGGTGTTCAATTTTTATTTGTAGAATCTTCTTGGTCTTTAGAAGATTATGATTTTAAAATAGTACCAGGAGTGGTAAATTTTACATGGAATACAGGAACAAATATAAATATAATGCTTCCTAAAAAAGATGCAGAATATGTAATACCAGTAGGATTGCCTTTGATGCATATTATTCCATTAAGCGATAAAACATTAGAACATAAAAATCATCTTGTTACTTCTGATGAATTAGATAAGATAATTAGTCATTCGCAAAGTTCTTTGTTTGGTTGGAGGAAAATGGTTTCTCTTAAAAAAAGAAACGAAGAACGAAAATCTGAATGCCCTTTTGGATCATGAGTAATGATCTCTAACTAAAAGGGCGGTCCTAGTGGCCGCCTTTTTTATGGGAGTGTGTGTCCGGAATTGGTTACGGCAAGGTCTGCAAAACCTTTTTATGTGGGTTCGAGTCCCATCACTCCCTCCAATAACACTTAGATAGGTACAGGCTCGTGCGAGCAAGGCGCCAGTAAATACTGATGCTCAAACCTTGTATCTTTATCCGTGGGCTCTGGTTGCAACCATCTCCGTCCGAGATATAGTAAACCTGTATCTTTCTAAGTGTTATGCTTCCTTAGCTCAAAGGTAGAGCACTCGACTGATAATCGAGAGACGTTGGATCGATACCATCAGGAAGCACCAGTTTATGGACCGATAGCTCAGTTGGTAGAGCAGGGGACTCTTAATCCCTTTGTCGTGGGTTCGAATCCCTCTCGGTCTACCATTCAGAAAGAGGTTGACTTTGTCACTCTTTCAGGGTATATTAAGTGTGTAAGTTACGGGGCGGTCTTCTAATTGGCCTAGGAAAACAGACTTTCAATCTGTGCAATGTGGGTTCGAGTCCCATCCGCCCTACCAGTATAATGGATCCTTAGCTCAATAGGTAGAGCAAGAGACTTTTAATCTCAAGGTTCAGGGTTCGAGTCCCTGAGGATCCTCCAAGTTTTGGCCCTGTAGCTCAATCGGGAGAGCGCCAGCCTGTCACGTTGGAGGTAGTCGGATCGAAACCGATCAGGGTCGCCATTCAAGGAGAAACAAATGAAGTCTCCAGCATATAGAGTTGGTCAGGCAAACCTAAAAGGTAAGAAGACCAAAAGACTACGTTGTGGATGTTGCACAGCATTCAACTTTCTTGACAAGGAACGAGACATTCGTCACAAGAAAGAGATCCGTAATGCTTTTAAATGTATTGAAGAGTAATGGTCCCATAGTGTAATGGTTAGCACACGATCCTTATAAGGTCGCATCGGCAGATTACCGAGTAGTGTAGGTTCGAATCCTACTGGGACTACCAATTGGAGAGTTGGCCGAGTTGGTCTAAGGCACTTCACTGCTAACGAAGCGTGGGCGAAAGTCTACCGAGAGTTCGAATCTCTCACTCTCCGCCAAAAAAAGTTGTTGAATTGTTCGTTAAATTATGGTAATATTACTAAATAGAATACTTGATAATACGCCAACACACTAGACTGCGGTTCGAAACGTGGACAGTAATGTGTTGTAAAGTAGCAAAGGTGAACGGGTCGGACGTTAATAAACTGGCGTAAGCGATGGGATCCAGGTTCCGGTAAAACTCCGATCATTATGTTAGTGTGTTGGCGTATTATCATTTTGGGCCAGTAGCTCAGTTGGGAGAGCATCTGATTTGCATTCAGAGGGTCGGGAGTTCGATTCTTCTCTGGTCCACCAAAATTGGAGGATGGCGTCGCTGGGCGACACACTGTCTTGAAAACAGCGCCACTGAAAAGTTGATGGTTCGATTCCTTCATCCTCCGCCAATATGGGTGTAGCTTAGTCTGGTCTAAAGCAGTGGTCTCCAAAACCATGATCGTGGGTTCAAATCCTACCTCCCATGCCATTTCGCTGATAGGTCGGCAAGATGTCGAGGCGCTCTCATAAGGCGTTTCAGGTTGGTTTGATTCCAACTATCAGCACCAAGAGTTTTGCGGGCGGGAGGTATAGTATCTCGCTGGTCTCATAAACCAGTAGAAGTTGGTGCAATTCCAACGCTTCGCATCCAATATATTCGGGGTGTAGCGCAGTCTGGTTAGCGTGGCTGGTTTGGAACCAGTAGGTCGCAGGTTCGAATCCTGCTACCCCGACCATTATGGACGATTAGCTCAGTTGGGAGAGCAACGCTTTTACACAGCGAAGGTCGGCAGTTCGAACCTGTCATCGTCTACCATTTATGCCCCATTAGCCCAATTGGCAGAGGCGTTGGTCTTAGGAACCAAAGGTTGGGAGTTCGAATCTCTCCTGGGGCACCATTATTGGTCAGTGACGTAATAGTAACCGTGGCGTAACAGCTGTCGTCGCATACTAGTTGAAACGATGACGTGTAGGTGCAACTCCTACCTGACCAACCATATAATGCTTCGCTGGTGTAGGTGATCCGCACGTCTGTCTGAAGAACAGAAGGACTTTGTTTGATTCAAAGGTGAAGCACCATATAATGCCCTTGTAGCCCAATCGGCAGAGGCAGTTGACTCAAAATCAACAAAGTGTCAGTTCGAATCTGACCAAGGGCACCAATATGCTTCTGTAGCTCAACAGGATAGAGCATCGGTCTACGGAACCGAGGGTTGGGAGTTCAAATCTCTCCGGGAGCTCCATTAATGCCGAGGACGCCTGAGTGGACGGGCACCTGACTGTAAATCAGACGCTTATAGCACGGTAGGTTCGAACCCTACTCTCGGCACCAAATTTATTCGGGGATAGTTTAATGGTAAAACTACGGGTTTTGGCTCCGTCGTTCTTGGTTCGAGTCCAGGTCCCCGATCCATATGCTGGGGTAGTGTAATGGAAGCACCCGAGTTTGTGGAGCTCGGAGCCTAGGATCGATACCTAGTCCCAGTACCATTTAATGCTGTCGTAGCTCAGTTGGTAGAGCAGTTGATTAGTAATCATCAGGTCGGGAGTTCGACTCTCTCCGACAGCACCATAAATAACTTGACTTTTGGTAGGTTTAGGGTAGAATATAAATACGATGAATGATATGAACTTCCCCAACTACTATGTATGTAAAGAATGTTCGAGAGTGACTCGTAGTTATCCTATTGGATGCGATCGAGTTATGTGTCAAGTAAAGAAAGATATTATCAACGATATATGTTGGAGTATTATCTTTTTTGTCTTGACTATCGGTGGATTTATATTCTTATATTGGAATGTGGCGCAGCGGTAGCGCAGGTGACTGTTAATCACTTGGTCGCAGGTTCGAATCCTGCCATTCCAGCCAGAATTAGGTTGGTCGCTATAAATAGACTCGTGCGGATCTAAGGTTAGTCCGCTCCTTTATGGAGATCGAAATGAAAAAGTTCGCTGTTGCATTACTGTTAGTTCTTGGTATTACTACTGCTTCTCAGCCAGCCAATGCATGGGGTTATGGCTATGGTGGTTACGGATACGGTTATGGCGCAGCGTATGGTGCCATGGCTGGTGCTGCTATTCTTGGTGGTGTAATTGGTGGAGCAATTGCTTCGCAGGGTTATGGTTACGGTGGTTACGGATATCCTTATGGTGGTGGTTATTACGCACCATATGCTCCTCCGGCTTACTACTACAATCGTCCTCGTTATTATTACTACGGATACTAAGATGAAAAAGTTAGCATTAGCGTTGGCTCTTGTTTTTGCAACTCCTGCTTTTGCTGGCAATTATAACATTGATTATTGTAACAACTGTAACATCAATGTTCAGAAGCCAGTTGTTAAGAAGGTAGTAAAGACTGTTCAAGTTCCTGTTGCAGTTGAGTATGTTCCAGCTGGTCCAGGACCAATTAGTTCTACGATTGCAGTTCCTGTAGCAGTTCCTGTTCAGCCTGCACCGTTGGTTCCTGTTTATAACTACGTTCCAACTCCAGAAGCATCTAACATCTATTCGCCTCCGGGATATCCAACTAATGTTCCTGTGGCCGCTGCTGGAAACTGTGCAATGTATGTTGATCCTTATGATTTGTTTGGTCAGTTATTTGGCGGAGCAGATCTGGTTCAGAGTTGTTTAGTTCCTGCGTATTAAGATTAATGCTGGTATAGCTCAGACGGTAGAGCAGTTGCCTTGTAAGCATCAGGTCGAGGGTTCGATTCCTTCTGCCAGCACCATTGGGAAATAGTTTAATCGGTAAAACCACGGACTCTGACTCCGTTAATCTTGGTTCGAGTCCAGGTTTCCCAGCCATCTAAAGGATATATATTATGGATCATAAGACTAGCGCCATCATAAAGATTGTTTGTTTCTTTGGAATAACAATCATGATAGGTTTTATAATTTCCGATATTCATATGCTTTCTAGTAATTAATGCGGGTGTAACTCAGGGGTAGAGTGTCAGCCTTCCAAGCTGTTCGTCGCCAGTTCGAATCTGGTCGCCCGCTCCAATTCTTATGGTATGTAATGTCTCGTGATAAAAAATATATGGACTTTGTCCGTAGACTTGCTACTTCCAATAACATGAAGATGAAACTGGCAGCGTGTCTCGTTATTCGTAACGAGATTATCTCTGTCGGTTTCAATTCAGACAAATCCCATCCTCTGCAGAAAAGGTTCGCAAAGAACACCGATGCGATCTTTAAACATGCAGAGGTAGATTGTATTATTAAAGCATTGAAGGTCGTCGACGAAGAGGATCTAAAAGATGCAACTCTGTATGTTCATCGTGTTAAAAAGATGAATAAGGGAGACGCTAATTGGGTTACTGGAATGGCAGAACCTTGTTGTGGATGTCAGAAAGCTATAGAACATTTCGGTATTAAAAGAACTGTATACTCTACCGATCAAGAAGGTTTGATTGGTTTCTGTCACCTATAAATAGGCGTATGGGAAATGTAAGAACTAGAATCACAAAGAAAACTGGTCCTGTTAGAACCACAACTTCATGGGGTGGCAAAAGAGGTATAACCAATTCTACATCGTATGGGAATAAAGGTTCCCGTATAACATATTCAACCAATCAGAAAACAGGCAGAACACGTGTGACTCAATCTCAAAAGGTTGGGCCAAATTCATGGTATGTAACTAGCAAAACTACTGGTGGGTTTCGTCAAAAAAGAGGCAGAAAACCTAAAGGCAGTCTTTCAGATTTATTCTGGGCAGTAGTTATTATAGGCGTTATTATCGCTTTTATTTTGTAAATATCTCTAACACTCTATTAACATAATCTCCACGATCCTTTAAGAATAGCTGTGGCTGCTCGTTGTCCACAGCTATTAGTATTGCGATCTGGGGAACATGTATCTTATACATACGTTCGAACATCAGAGAATACGTTGTTGCTTGTAAGAAGTAGGATTCAATCCATTCTTCTTTCTTTAGCTTACGACTTGTTTTGAAATCAATGATAGAAGGTGTTCCGTTAAACTCTGCAATAAGATCACAACGACCAGCAGTTCTAAGAGCAACAGAATATAAGGGCAACTCTACGCCGAGAATGTTATCAACGTGTTTGTCTAAGAGCGATTGAATACCTTTGAAAGCATCAATTCCAGAAGGCATAGCACCCCGAAGATGGTTCTCTTCATTGAGGACATAACGCTCTGCGATGGAATGTACGGCGGTTCCACGGCGAGCAGCCTGAACAGTAATCTTCTGAGCTTCTTCGTGACCGACACGTTTTCTCCATTCGTTTAGAGCTGTCTTGTCCATCGCCCTGTCTAATACGGTTGTTACCGAGCGAAACTTTTCTCCGCTCGGTAACACATAGTATCTTTTACCATCAATAGTTTGAGTATCAATTGCTACTTCTGGTACTAAATTATTTTTGAATATCTTTCGCAAATCCGTTTTCCATTGTATATTTCGCATCCATTCTATTAGTTATATATATCTTATTGCCGGACGCTTCTTTAACTGTTGATATCCATTGAACAGCTACTGGGCCAATGCCTCTTGCCATCCAATATCTAGCTCCACCAATTTTGCTACCCCATGCCTGTTGATACACTAATGTAACAACATCCTTATATGTAACTCCGAATATATTAGTCCACTTATCAATCTTTCTTTCATAAACAAAAGATTGAGTGCCATTTAGTAATTGTGGCGGAGAACAAGCAAAGAAGTCTGACTTAGGATTGTTCTCATACTTCTTACCAATCTCACAGTAGTCGCCCCACCAAATAGGCTTCTTGTCTTGGAAAACAATTTTATTTCTGTTTCCAAAAATTTTGGTAGAGATACTTTCTTTCTCGATAATATTATCATCTCGCCATTCAGCGATACCATAGTTTAACTTGTAACGTAGATACCAAGTGTCTTTCCACTTCATATCTTTGTCGTAATCAACATATAATATAGATTGAGAATCTTCGTCCCAAACAAACCACGAATGTATATCTGGCATCTTGGCAGGTATGTTTGTATCTGGTTCTGCATCAGCATCAACGTAATGGAACTTAGCAATTCTACCTAACGGTGGCGCTGGCCAATAATCCCAGGCTCGTATTATATCTTTTGCTTCTGTCATGTTATGATCCTCATCTTATCTTTAAGGATAATGTATTCTTTAACGAGAGCAGATCTTACAATATCTTTTGCTTCGAATTCGATTAGGTCAAAAGATTTCATACTACGGACCACTCTCATAAAATCTGTTAGACCGCTCTTCTCATGCTCTCTTGTAAAGTCTGACTGTCTGAAGTCTCCGCAGAATACTACCTTACAGTTGTGACCAATACGAGTAATAACAGAATCCAACTCGTGAAGAGTAGCGTTCTGCATTTCATCAACAATAACAATACAATCGTTAAGTGTAATACCTCTGATAAAAGAAGTAGAGATAAACTCAACAACGTTTCTCTTCTTTAGATACTCATACGCATCGCCTCTGCCAAACAACTCGGTACAAATGGCATAATAAGGCGCTTCGTATACTTTAGTCTTTTCTCTGTCGCTACCAGGAAGGAATCCCATATCTCTGGTAGGAACTACTGATCTTACAATAACAACTTTCTTATAAACACATTCAGGATCAGCAAGGATCTGTTTCAAAGAAAGATACAATGCCATAAAGGATTTACCTGTACCAGCAATACCATGAAGCATTAGATTTTTGTCATCGTCAAAAGAATCAAATGCTAGTTTCTGATTCTCTGTGAGAGGATGGAAATGCTTTAGATTAAAGTTTATTTTCTCTTGGTAATTTTCCTTTGGTTCTTTACCTTGTTGACGAAGAAGTCTTTTTTCTTTACGAGTCAAACGACGTGTTCTTGTTTCTTCTTCCATTTTACCCCTTAGAATGTGTTGATAGTGCTCCTCGTAATACCTTTATTATTTCCCTTCTTGATATGCTTTAACAGATCACGGAAACCCTGGTCAGGTTTAGCCATGCCTCTGCCAGAATGGATCATAGGAGCGCCATTTACGAGTTGAGTTACATGTGGGTTTTCTTCAAGATAAACTTCAAGAGCAGAGATGCTCATGAAGTCTTCATACTCTTCGCCAGTTTCATTGTTTAAGAACTTATACGTTGGCATCTTTGCTCTTTCCCATGTAGGAATTCTTGCCCATGGTGCCAGTGACCATGGGCGCTCCGTTAATAAGTAGCTCAACGTGAGGATGTTCTTCGATCTTCTGTTCCATCTCGGAGATAGACATTAGTTCTTCCCACTCTTCGCCAGTCTGTGTATTACGTAGCTTATAGATAGGCATTAATATTTCCAATTGTTATCAATAATATCATCAGAAATATCTTGCTCTTCATCTTCTAGTAAAGCAGAGATATCCTTTGTGCGCAAGGCACGTTCAACCCGTTTGGCCTTACGCTTGTTCTCACGTTCGCGAGGATCATCGTGAAATTCTTCGTGATCTGAATAATCGTTCTTCTTAAACTTCTTTAGTGCTGACTTACTCATTCTTGAATTAACCCTGGTAGTGCTTCTTTAACGTGTTGAATAGTAATGCCTGGGAATGGCATCTTCTTATCTTTCATTGCTAAGATAAGTTTGGCATCGTCTGGATCTAATCTCTCAAGAAACTCAACGAACATCATTTCTCGTTTTGATTGATTGAGATTAGGATAAAATCCTTCGACGAAATATCTAATCTTGTCAGCTTCTCTATGTAGAATGTGCTGTTGATCTACAATTTCATTTGGTCTGTATGGTGGTTCGCCTTCTGGTAGGGCAAACTTAACAGTTGGATCAAACACACCCTGAAGAATAGTTCTTAGAGCAAAGGTATCATTACCAGCTAGATTGTCTACCTTTTCTTGCGTCTTTTTTAGTTTTGAAACCTTGAGCAGAAATTCATACATTCCAAGGACAGCCATTATTATCTCCTAAAATTCACTCAAATGATCAGTAAGGTTTTTGAGTTTGTTTGCTATAAAGTAATTAAGTAGTTTGCTACGATCACGGTTTGTTTGTGAATCGAATTGTTCCATAACCTTTTCACGAATAGTATCTGGCGTGAAACTAAGATCAATCAACCGTGCGTTACGAGAATAGTTACGGGCAGTAATTGTATCCATTTCTTCCAGATCAGTGCCCATAATCTTTTCCATCTTCTTTGCTGTTAGGGGTCTTTGGCGATCACCCACAACAAAAACATTATCAGGAGAAAGAACATTAGGAACGCCATCGCCAGCATCTCCCTTTAGGATATGTTCGTGAAGATATCTTTCCGGATCTTCGTGCGAGACCCATTTCTTACGGGTGGGATCATACTGTTTTACGTTAGAATATACGTGCAACTGAATGAAATCTTTATCGCCTGATAGAATTAGGAT